ATGATTTATTAAGAGAAAATAGATTAACGTATACATATCCAACACTAGGGGATTGGTACTGGTTTGATGTTGAAGTAGATGCCTATGCTTTCTTTAATATCCCATTGCCCATGGATGTATAATTATGTTCGGAATAGATGATGCAATAACTTCGGTGGCTAACTTAGCCTCTACAGTGGTGGAAAGAATATATCCTGATGCTACTATAGTAGAAAAAGCTAAGTTAGATCGTATAGCTGCTGAGATAAGTAATGAGTTCAACTTAGTACTTGGACAACTTGAGATAAATAAGGTTGAAGCTGCTAGTTCTAGTTTCTTTGTGGCTGGAGCTAGACCTGCTGCAATGTGGGTAGGTGTTTTATCATTATTTTATATGGGTATAGGAGGTTCATTATTAAGTTGGTTAGCTATTTGTTTTAATTTACCACCATTACCTATAATTAATGAGAGTACTTCTACTGATATACTAATGGGTCTGTTAGGACTAGGTGGATTAAGAACATTTGATAAACTTAAAGGTGTTGATACAAAGATTGTAGGAAAGTAGTTGCAGATTAACTAAATCTATGCTATTTTAATAGTAATATATATTCTTTTATTGGGTAGATAAATGTCATTAATTGTTGAAGATGGGACTGGTACTTTAGCATCTGAATCCTATTGTTCAGTAGCTTTTGCAGATACTTACCACACTAATCGTGGTAATACTGCTTGGGACAATTTAGGTACTTCAGATAAAGAAGCCGTTTTGCGTAAAGCAACTGATTATATGGTACAAGTTTATAGGGCTTCATGGAAAGGCTATAAAGTTTTATCTACTCAAGCATTAGACTTTCCAAGAAAGGAACTTTATTTAGTTGGGGAAATTATTAATAATACTACTCCTATAAGTAGTACCTCAGTACCTTCTGAAGTTCAAAATGCTTGTGCTTTACTATCTTTAAAAGCTATAACTGATGATTTATTAATTGATACTGAGCAACAAATAGTTAAAGAAACTATTGGACCTATTTCTACAGAGTACCAACCTTTTGCCAATAAGTACAAACACTATACTGCTGTTGAAGCAATGCTTAAACCTTATTTAAAAAGTAGTGCTACTAAGGCAATAAGATAAAATGAGTTATTTAAAGAATCAAGCTACTGCGAATAAGCTACTTAAAAAGTTTGGGCAAAGCATGACTTTGACCAGTAAAACTTCAGGAACTTATAATACTGCAACTGGTTCTTTAACTGTTAGTGAGACTACACAAACTATTATTGGTGCTGTGTTTGAATGGGGAAGTACTGACCGACCTACTTACGGTATTGAATATACTAAGGATAGTTTAATTCAAATACAGGATCAACAATTATTTATATCGGCAGTTGGTATTGTACCCCCAAATTTAGGCGATACGGTACTTATACAGGATAAGCAATACACTATTGTACCCCCATTAAAACAAATAGCCCCTGCTGGCATTACTGTGGTTATTATGTGTAATATTAGGGGTGTGTAATGGGTATCTTTTTAAAAGATATACAACAATTTATTGATTCTACCACTATTAAAGAACATAAAATAGTTAAAGAAATAGTTACTGATATTATAGATTTTCCTATTCAACATTCACCTGTATTATCAGGTAACTTTGTTTCCAACTGGTTATTAGGTTTAGATAAAGCAATTCCATGGGGTGTTACTGGTGAAAAGAATGGTGATAAAAATGCTATTGCTGATAGGCTAATTGCAAAGATACCTGAAGATGCTGCTAATCATACTTATAACTTAGTTAATAATACTAGCTATGCTCAAGCATTGGAAGATGGTACTGGTACTGCAAATCCAGGAACACCTTATAGTCGTGGTAAAGCTCCTCATGGTATGATAGGATTAACTAAGGTTCACATGCCAGAAATTATTAGACGTGTACTTGCAAGGAATAAATAATGTCAGTACTAAATATTAAAGCTGCAATAGAAACGGCATTAAATACAATAACCCCTGCATTGCCTACTGTGTGGGAAAATACAACTTATGTTCCTGTAACAGGACAAGCTTACCAACAACTTTGGTTTTTAGATTTTATAACAAAACATATTGAAATTAATGCTAAATCTTACCAGATTGATAGTTATTTTCAAATAGATTTAATGTTTCCTTTACTATCAGGTACGGGTACAATTTTAGCAAGGGCTGAAGTAATTAAGTCATTGTTTAAACAAGGTTCTTCCTTTATAAATGGTGGGCAAACTGTAAATATTATAGAAACACCTAGTATTTCTTCTGGTAGAGTGGATGGTAATTGTTGGAAAATTATAGTAAAAGTTTATTATTCATCTTGGATAATAGTTAATTAAATTAGGAGATTAAAATGAGTATTGCTCAAGGTATTAATAAAGTTCTTGTATTTTTCAAGCAAACAGGACTAGGTGTTCCAGGAACCGTTGGAGCTCATACGGGTTCACAAGCTATGAGACGTGAAACTGGTATTGGTAAATTAGCAGTAGCTAACTTTGCAAATACAGAACTAACCACTTTTCAACAATCAACTGGTAAGCAACACGGCTTAAGAAGTGCTTCTTATGCTTTAACAGGTTTATTATCGCCTAATACTTATTCAACTTTGTTTTCTTCATTGTTGCGTAAACTTTTTACTGCTACAACTGCATTAACTGCTTTAGCTTTAACTACTGCTGGTACTCCAGGAGCTTATACTATTACAGGTACAGGGTTTCTTACTGGTGGTTTAAAGATTGGTGATGTTATACGTTTATCAGTTGGTACTGGTTTAAATGCTGATAACATTAATAAGAATTTTCTTATTATTAACCTAACTGCAACCGTTATTACTTTTTCTGTAATTAATGGAACTACTATTACTGTTGGTACAGGTACAGGTTATACTTTATCTGTTCCTGGAAAGAAAGTAATAGCACCTTTAAGTGGTCAGACTCAAGAATATTGGACTATTGAAGAATGGCAAGCTGATATTGCTCAATCAGAATTATTTACGGATATGGTAATGGCTTCCGCTGACATTACTTTACCTAGTTCTGGTAATACTACTTGTGCATTTAACTTGGCTGGTTTGAATAGAACTACTGGTGCAACTCAAGTTTTAACTACACCTACTGCTGTTACTACAACTCCTGTTTTGACTGCTGTTCAAGGTGAAGTTATAGTTAATGGTCTTGTTGTAGCTAACATTACTGGTGCTACTATTAAAATTGATTGTGCTGCTGCTAATATGGGCGGTGTTATAGGAACTAACTTTTCACCAGATGTACAACGTCAAATTATTTCAGTATCAGGTCAAATTACTGCATTTTATCAAGATGGTACTCTTCCCGGATATTTTGATGCTGCAACTCCAATTAACATAATTATTGTGGTTGCTAATGATAGTACCGCTGCAACGGATTTTGTATCATTTTCAATGTCATCCGTTATTTTTGATGGTGATGATAAAGATGATGGTCAAAAAGGTATTGTTAGAACATATCCTTTTACTGCTAGAATGAACCCTAATGGTGGTGCTGCTTTAGCAAATGACCAAACTATTATTAGTATTCAAGATAGTCAAGCTGCATAAGTTGTAAATGTTTTAAAACGCCTGTACACTGTATGGGCGTTCTTACTTAAATAAATAGGATATAATTATAATGACTTCAACCACACAACCAGAAAAAGCTTTACCCTCAATCCATGATTTTAATGCTACTAAGCAATCCGAGATTGGTTTTGAATTTGAATATGAAAATGAACTTGGTAAAGGTACAGGTTTTTTTATTACTGTTATTGGCGACCAAGCTGAATCTGTTAAAAAGGCAGTTTTTGCTAAGATTAATAAAGAACGTAATCAAGCTGCTATACTTAAAAAACGGGGAAAGGATGAACCTGTTAAAACTATCGAAGAACTAATTGAAGATAATATTGAGGGTATTGCTGCTTGTATTATTGATTGGCGTGGTGTTGCTGAACCTTATACTCAAGAATCAGCATTTTTAATTTGCCAAAATAATAAATTAATTTATGACCAAGTAAAGGCTGCTTCGGAAAACCTTGCAAATTTTACCAAGAGCAAATAGAAGATTTACTTTTATTTGCCGAATCAGAATTTTTATTAAGTGAAACAGAAGGTGATGGGGAAAGTTTACGAAATCACCTTGAATCAATTTATAGGCAAACTGGTAAAAAACCTGCGCAATTAGAACAAATAGAATTCCCACATACAATGATTCTTGTGTGGGAATCCTTTAAAAGTTTAAACCAAACTCGAACTTATTCTGAAGTTAGAGCTAATCCTATAAGTTATTCTGAAATAATGGCTTGGAGTATTTTAACAGATACAATTCTTACACCAAAAGAGATTTATATTTTAAAATTACTAGATAATTCATTTTTAGTTCATTTAGCAAAACAAAGTAAGGAATAGGTTTATGCAGACTTTAGCTAGTTTAAATATTGAAGTTACAAATACTGGAATTAATGAAACAAATTCCGCATTAACTAGCCTTCTAAATAAAGCTAATAATGTCCAACTTGCAACGGAAAATTTAACTAAAGCTAATGTTGTATTTGAAACAGGTAATAAAAAGGCAGCCAGTTCCTATACGGATATGGTTGCTAAATTAACACAATCAAAATCAGCCTATGATTCTTTACAAATGGCTTTACAAGGTTTCACTGATAAACAAATTAAACATATTCAATTTTTAACTGCTGAAAATGAAGCACTTAAAATAAACGAACAAATGACTAAGGAAGGTTATACAAAAAAATATGACTATGATAAAGATTATTATAATGCCTTACAGGAAAATGCTAAAAGAAATAATTTAATTCATTCTGAAGCACTTAAAATAAATGAAGCATTAGATAAACAATCATACGCTACTAAGTTGCAGTATGATAAAGAATACTTTTTTGCGCTTCAAGAAAATGCTAAAAGAAATGCAATAATTATTGCAGAAAATGCTGCAACTGCTGCTAAGGTTGCTGCTGAAGCTGCTAAAATTAGACAAACTTCTAGAAATACTTCCGCTGGTATTTTTGTAGATGAATCAAACCCATTAGTACAACAACTCAATCAAAACTTAGCATTGGAATCTTCCATTAGACAACATGGTATAGATAATATACGAACACAAGAACTACAGTCGTCTCAAATTCAAATTGAAATACGAAGTCGTTTAAATGAAAGATTATTAGAATTAGAAGCCAAGTTAAAGGATGGTACTATTGGTAATCGTGGTCAAGCTAATGTTATGAGACAACAATCTTTAAGAATAGCTGAACAAGAATTAACTTCAAATAATCTACTTATAGAATCTCAACGTGCTGTAAATGAGGAATTAAAGAAATCCGTTACTACTCACGACCATTCTAACCAATTAATGACAAGAACAATTTCTATTATGGCTGCAATGGCATCATATCGAATTGTTAGTGCTTTTATTGAAGTACCTATGGAAGTACTTAAGACTAATATTGAAATGGAAAAACTTAATATTTTATTAGAAGGTGTTACAGGTTCTGTACAAAACGCAAGATTAGAATTTAATCGTTTATTAGCATTAGATATTAAAA